TCATAACCTGAAGGTCGCAGGTTCAAATCCTGCCCCCGCAACCAGCAAAACCCTGTCAGCCCCAGAGGCCAGGGTCATGACCGCAGCCAAATCACCTTCGATCTGCAGCGTGTATTTTCCCCGCTCCTCGGCCGGGGTGAATACGATCCTCTGCATCAGTGCGCCGAGGGCGCGGCGCGCCTCTGCCGCCTCGACCTCGTCCGCGGCCAGCTGGCGCCACAGAGCATCGAGATTGCGCGCCAGGTAATTGACGTCCCAGGCCGCCAGGTCGATCACGTCGCTTTCTTCGATCGGCGTGACCGTCTCGCGTAGACGCTGCACATCACGCGACACCTCGCCGAGCCGGGCCATGATCGCGTCCAGCGCTGCCGCTGGCGCTTTCCCCAGCTGCTCCACCAGCCTCTTCTGCTCGCGCTCCGCGCCTTCGAGCTCGCGCCGTGCCTTCGCATCGGCCGCGATCTGTTGGCGGCGGAGCTTTTTGCGTTCATCGGCATAGGCCGCGGCATAGGCCTCGGCGAGCTCGCGATTGCAGAGATGGGTGCGCAGCCCATCCATGACGCGCCGCTCCGCGTCGGCAACCCGCAGGGACCGGCCGTTGCTGCAGGTGCCGAGCTCCTTATTCTGCGGACAGCCATACCTCTCGCGGCCGATGATCGTGAGCTTGGTGCCGCACTCGCCGCAGACCAGGAGGCCGGAGAGGGGGCGCGTCGTTCGCCGGCCAGGCCGACGGGCCTGGAAGGATCCTTGCGTGGCGCGCACGGCCTCCCAGACGCTCTGCTCGACGATGCGCAATTCGGGGGCTTCCACCTCGACCCACTCCTCTCGCGGCAGTGGGAAGCATCGACGCTTGCCGGTGAGGGGGTCCTTGCGCCACGTCGACCGGTTCCAGACGATTTTGCCGATGTAGATCGGGTTGTTGATGATTCCGGTCAGCGCGGCTCGCTCGCCGACGATCGTATTCGCCCGCCACAGCGCGCCGCGCGGTCCGGGGAGATCGTCGGCATTGAGCCGTTGGGCGATCGTTCGAGTTCCGACGCCGGCGGCGTACTCCTCGAAAATGCGCTGCACGACGAGCGCTTCTTCCGGCACGATCTCGAACACGCCTCGGTCGGCGGTCGGGCGATAGCCATAGGATCGTCCGGCGGCGATGCGCCCTTCGTCCACGACGCCTCGAAGGCCGCGCTTCGTCTTTCGGGCGAGCTCCTCGAGATAGAGCTGTGCCATCGTGCCGGAGAGGCCGATATGCAGCGCACCGATCTCGCCTTCGGACAGAGTGACGATGCGGCCGCCGACGAAGTGCACGCGCTTTGCGATGCGGGCGACGTGCTCCAGGTCGCGGCTGATGCGATCGAGAGATTCGGCGAGGAGGATGGAGGCGCGTCCCGCTTCGATTTCCAATAACCCATGCTCAAGGCCTGGGCGCGCGAGCGTCGATCCGCTGATGGCGGCATCAGACGTGGCGCTGTGCTCGATCAGACCAAGGCGCGGAAGGCTCTCACGGAGGGCGCGATGTTGGTCCGCAATAGACGCTGCACGCTGAAGGTCCGAGCTGAAGCGAGCATAGAGGATGGCGCGCATTCGGTTTCCTGGTCGACATTTGGGTAAACTGAGTGTACCGGCGATCAAATCCTGTGGCGCTTAAACCAGGACAGATCGATTGGTCGCTCGGCAGATTTTGTGCGGAGTACTATGGCCTGTTTCGGAAGTGAATATTCCACGAAGTCTGAGCCGTCGCATATGACGCTCAGGTTTTTTGCAAATGCTTCCACATCAATAAAGTAGTTGGGATATGCGGATTTGAGCTTGTCGATAGCTTCGACTTCCACCAACGCATAAGTGGCGGTCGCGTCGCCGTTCTCTTCGGCTCGGATCTCGGCTTCATGAAAAGCGGCCGTCTCACTGTCGACTGCACTATAAGTCGTCACGGTGACGACTTTGTGTAATCGGTCAAATTTCAGCAGATAATATTGTGGGCGATGTGTGGGCAGAACGTATTGCTCTGTGTAGTTGACGGCTTGTCTCGACCGCTCCAGCATGGACACCGCATCGAGCCGAATGTTGAGGCGCCGCAGTTCGGCGCGCCTGATTTGTGTTTCAGAGCGATCGATTTCGCGGACGCCTTCAGCAATCGCGAATTCTTCCGACATCAACGTAAACAGCCTGCGCCAGTCGTCGTCACCGCCGCCGCCTTTGAAGTTTTCGCCGCGAAGCAGCCCAACCGCCTCTACGGCGGTTGCCCACGAGTGCTGAATTCGTGTCCGTATCTGGAGCTCGACTCGACGGCCATTGAACTCGTCATCGTCGGACGAAAATCTGTACACTATATGGTAGGATCGATATCCATCGGGTTTGGCGTTAAGAATGTAGTCGTATTCTTTTTGGACTTGGTGCGGTGTCTTTGTTTGGCAGCGCTCAATCAATGATTTGGCTGATGCCATGTCATGAACCACTGCTCGCACACCAGCAAGGTCCTGCATTTGATCGAGCTTTCCTGGGCTCCTCCGCAGCTTGTCGCGAATTGAGACGAGGCGCTTTGGTCTCGCCGACGTCACACCTGCGATAGCGCAGTACCGGATCCCCGCGGCGACTGAGGAGCGCAAGCTCCGCATCGGGTATAGGTGGGCATCGCGATAGCTGTTGATGATGCGGAAAGTCCTTACGATCTCGGGTTTGGTCGCATCGGTCCAGATCATCCCAGCCTTGAGCGCTTCGCCCGCGCGGCGAACGTCCTTCATGCTGTACGCAAGCCTCGGATATTCGCTCATGCAGCCGATGTGTGGTTGAGCCGAGAAGGCGACCTGATCATTCGAATCTGGACTACGCGTGGTGCTATCCATTGCTGCTACCTCTCGACAGACGGAGATTCAAGGTGCGCCTATGGGCGCCATAGGGTTCCACCCCAATTCGTTCCGGTCGTCCGATTCCCGCGCCTCACGCGAGTTTGCGTGATCAGCTCGTGCCGAAGCGCGGGCCAGGGCGCGGACAAAATCGAACAGCGCGGAGTGCGGCTCGTCGGGAGGGTGTGGTTCGGCTCGAGGTAGCCTCCCGTCCTTCTTCGCCTTCTTGATGGCCTGCGGATCATTCATTGCGGACCTTCCCCGGCGGAGGGGAGGCCAGGTGCAACCCGGACCGGAAACGACCGGTCGAGGGCATCTCCGATCAGCGCTTCGAGGTATTCGACGGCGCTGACCGAAGGGACGCCGCGGCGCCGGCGGTCGCGCACATAGTCCTTCGCCTGTTCGGCCGCCGACGCGATGTCGAACGTGTCGAGCCAGGTGCCGATCTTGGCGTGCAGCCGCGGTCGCGAGGCGATGGCGTTGATGGCGGGCCGGAGCATCGCGACGTTGTAGGCGTCGACGGTTGCGCCATGGTGCGGCGCTTGCCTGATCGCCCGGAGCGCGGCTGTCGTCGCTTCCGCGCCGTGGTCCTCGATGCTGCGCCGGATCGTCTTCGTCGCGAACACCTGGCCGGGTTTCTTCTGTCCGGCGCTGGTGCCGTAGGTCATCAGCTGGCAGCCCGCGTCGCGCACCGCGCGGTCCGCGGTCACGGCCCATTCCTCGCCGGCGGCGAGCGCGGCTTTGTAGATGTCGACCGGCAGGATCGGCTTCACGATGCCGTTGATCGCCGCGAAGGCGGCGGCCTGCTCGGCGGGCGCGATCGTCACCACCTGGCAGGGGACCGACTCGAAACCGCACAGGGCTGCGGCGTGCGTCCGGTGCTGGCCGTCGATCACCGCGAAGCGGCCGCCCTCGACCGGCGCGACGTGGACGGCCGAGAAGCGTGCCCATGAGAAGGCCGCCGCGATCCGCATGATGGCGCGTCGGCCGGCGCCGTCGATCATCCGCTGGTAGGTGTCGTCGATGACGAGGTCGGCGATGGCGATCCATTGCAGCATCGGCGCTGGGCCGGCCTGGATCTCGGGCCCGGCCTTGAAGCCGTCGATGGTGATCGGGCGCAGGTGGGTGCCGTGAGGTGCGCTCATGCGGCCCTCCTGGTGCTGGTTGCTGTTCCGCGATATGAAAAGCTTATGGGTGGCCGGCCCGCGGACACGGGCCGGCCGACGACAACCCCAACCCAGAAAGGAATGTTGAGATTGGCGCCATCTGAGGAGATGATATGGCGAGCGAACAGCCCGAAGCCGACCAGACGACCGGAACCGCGAAACCCGCCCTCACCGAGCAGGCCGCAACCGAGCGAGAAGAGCGAGCCGATCGTGAGGCATCCGCCCATGGTCAAGCCGCCGCCGCCGAAGTGAGGCTGGGCGACCTGCGCTTCGAGTGCCTGGCGAATGCCCACTACCACCAGGACATGGAGCGTTTTTACGACTGGGCGCACCGCGGGGCGATGTTCGTGGTGGTCGCCTCCGGATCGAGCGCCTTCGCCGGCTTCGGTGATGCCGACGCCGCCAAGATCGCCGCCGCGGTCGCGACATTGGCCGGCCTTGCCGACCTCGTCTTCGACCTGTTCGGCAAGGCCGCACGCCACGGGCAGCTCCGTTGGCGCGCACTGGACATCTACGCCGAGTCCTTCGAGCCCAAGCCCGATGCGGGGCTCCTGGCGGCGCGTCTGGCTCGTCTGTTTCCGGATGAGCCGCCGACCAACGAGACGGTCAACTCTCTGGCCTATAACCGCGCGATCGAGGCAATGGGGAAGGACGAGGACGGGAAGATCGTGATCGCAGGGTACAAGCGGTTCTTCCGCCATGTCGTGCCGTTTTGGAAGGTCGACCCGACCCGGACGATTGGCGCGCTTAAGGCGAAATGACCTGCGCATCATGCCGCCTCGCCGGTGCCGGGCACGGTTGGTAGCGCGTTGATGTTCGCTCTGATCACGTCGAAGGTCAGGGCGGCGACCCATGGGTTCACGTCCCAGCCGAAGCCGCGGGATGCGTTGATGCTGTCCCAAAGCTCATGGAAGCCCCACCGGTAACGTGGCCGCGCCGACACCGCATCCGATCCGGGATAGCTGAATGCGGGGCGTGCGCCCTCGGCCTTCGCGTCGTCCTCGTTGATCTTCTGCACCCGCTGCACGCGCACGTCCGTCACCGTGAGGGTGAGACGGGATGCCCAGCGGGGCATATGGATCGAGTTCCGCCGTCGACCGAACTCGGATGAACCGGGCCACCATCGGACGACGCCCCCATCCTCTTCGTAGAGGATCTGCTCCTCTCCGCTCATACTGGCCGGCGGCAGGTCCTCATAGGCAAGACCGGTCCGCCACGCCTCGCGGACCCAGAGGATGTCGCCGACGGCGTAGGGTACGCGAACGGGAGTGCACAGGCACCGTCCCATGGCATCTCGCTCGCCCCAGCCGGTAGCAGAATAGCCGCATTCGGAAGCGCCATAGTCTGGCTGCGGCTTCAGCACACGCCTCGTCTGCGTCTTCCGCCCCTCGAGGATGGCCCGCACCATGGGGCCGCTGAACAGGATCGGTCGGTCCATGCTACTCCCCCTCTTCGGGTGCCGGCGCGATCAGGCTGATCGCGCCGCAGCACGGGCAGGCGCGCTCGATCCAGCGCGGGCCGACGAGCTCCAGCCATCGGCCGTAGGTGCCGCCCGACAGCGTCTTGGCCGGGTCGCCCCAGCGGGCGAGGCCGGCGGTGACGAGCGGCTCGACCCTGGCCGTGGCGTGCGGGTAGACGCGCAGGCGGCCGTGGCGGCGCAGGGCGGCGAGCCAGCACTGATCGGGGTGCATCGCCGCGGGCGCGGTCATGACGACCCCCGCAGCAGAGCGTCGAGCGGGCCGAGGAGGCGCTTGCGGGTGCGGTGGTAGCCGACGCGCGCGGCGGACTCGGCGAAGAGCGCGGTGCGGCGCGTGCGGGCGATCGCCTCGGCGGAGGTCCGCGAGGTGTCGCCGATGATGCTGCCGCAGTTGAGGGCGAGGATCTCGGCGATGCGGTCGGCCGCCTCGGTCGGCGACAGGCCGGCGGCGCGGAACGCGGCCAGCCCATCGTCGACGGCCTGGGCGATGGCCGGCCATTCGCGCGTGTCGACGGCGGGCGGCGGGCGGCGGGTCATCGCGCGCGCTCCGGCCGGGGGTAGAATCGCCCGGCGACGGCCACGATGCGGTTCGCCACGGCCATGTGGCGGCGGACATAGGCGGCCCTGTCCGGCGCCGTGCTGCCGATCAGGACGCCGAGCTGGCCGGAGAGGGCGGAGATGATCGCGTCGGCGATCTCGCCCTGCGTCATGCCGCTGCCCTCGCCCTGCTCGCCGGCGAGTTCGACCGACTGCGCGATGATGCTGTCGATGGTGGCGCCGGGGATCACGCGGCGGCCCTCCGGCGGCGGGCGCGAGCGCGGCGGTCGGCGATGCGCGCCGCGGCGCTGATCAGCACCGAATAGAGCTCGGCGGCGCGCTCGGGCGCCTCGTCGCACTCGCCGGCCAGGCGCCCGGCGGCGTTGGCGAGGGCGGTGGCGACGTCGGCGCGGGCCTGGTCGTCGGTCCGCCCGGCGTGGACGAGGGCGCGGATGGCGGCCGCCGCGGCCTCGTCGACGATGCGGGCGGCGGCGTCTTCCGGCGCGCTCAGCGGGTGCGTGCTCGCCCCGGCGACGGCCTCAGCCAGGCAGCCGTGGCGCGTGCAGTGCGGCTGCCGCGCGGTGGGGCAGTCGCACTCGGCGATGACCTGGGGGGACGCGCCGGGGCGCGAGTCGGCCCGGCTACTCGCTTCACCCCCGGCGGGAGGGTGGTTGCGGGAAGCGCTGATTTGCGAAGCGGTTTCGCACTGGGCTCCGGGGTGCGGATGCTGGGGAGGTGACTGCTCCTGCCGCGGGCTGGGCGTCGCCGGTTGATGCTTGCGGCTGCTCGGCGACAACTGGGGGCTGCAGGGGACGCGCGTCATTGGGCGCGCCTTTCAGGTCCGCGTGCAACCGCTCGACAGCCTCGCAGGTCTCCCTGGCGGCGCCGAGGATCGATGCGGCCACGAGCAACCCGACGGCGCCGATGAAGGCCAGCAGCGAGATCCCGATCAGCGGAGCCACCACGATGGTTGGGCTGTCGAGATTTGCCGCCACGGTGAGAAGGTAGTTCAGCCACACCAGGAAAAGCAGGGCGGCTGAAAGTCTTGCGAAGAGGAGCATAAATGATTTCCGCATCCGATGCGGAAGCATAGCTCGTCTCCAGATGGGTCACAAACCGATGTCGGCGGACCTGGAGCGGATATCGCCACATGCCAAAAATCGCCTCGCATTGTCCATGTTGACAGCGTGGCATTGTGCCAGAAAATTTGGCATTGACAAGGGGTATTGCCAGATTTTCTGGCTTGGCTATTTCAGGTCCTTCGCGGGCGCGCTTATATTGACATGCTCACCCGGTCGAAAAAGACTTTCCTTAAACAATGAGTTTGGGGCGGTGGCGATATTATGTGGGATAGAGTTGCGGCGCTGATCGAGGGGGCAGAGCGGAGCGGGTTTACGATAGATTACTTGGAGGCCTTGACGTCAGGTCTCGATCGCCAAGCTTGCCTCAAGGTCATAGGTAACGCGTCATCGTTGCCGGCGTACATGAAATCGAGTGACAATCCGTACGTCTCGCGCAAGGCCAGGGCTCCATCGATCGAAAGCCGGCCGATCCCGCTCTCCCAATTCGAAAACTGAGCGCGCTTCAATCCCGCTCGGGCTGCGTACTCTTCCTGGTTCACACCTTCGACGACCTCTCTGTGCCATCGCAGTCGCTCTGCGATGTCGAGATAGGGCTTTGCAATGGCGGACGCGGGCTTGTTCATGGCGCGAAACCTACCGCGCCAAGCTGCTTGGCTCATCGCCGAAACGATTGGCTTGATCATTGCCAAATTTTCTGGCAATGATCTGACTATGGCAAAGGAAGCGGTGCGACAAATTGTTCATGCTCTCGGGCGTGATGCGATCCAGGCAGAGATCGGCGTGAGCAGGCATGCCGTCCGGTATGCCCACAACGAAGGTATCTTTCCGGCGGCGTGGTTCGATCGGATCGAGGCGCTTTGTGCGGAGGCTGGTGTTCCGTGCCCGCGAGAGGCCTTCAACTGGAAGGTTGCCCTCTCTGACGATGCGCAGGCCGGTGCCCCATCCACCGACGAGGCCGCCTGATGCCGCACCGCGCCTCTCTCCCGAAAGGACCCCGGGATGACGCAAACCGCGTGGCTGTGGTGTGCAGTCACCGCACTCGCCGGGCTGCACGTGCTCTACGCCGTGCGGGCCTGGCGGACGCGGCAACACCTGAGGCGGATCGCCGATGAGCACCGCCGATCGGTGGCCGCCTCTGTCAGGGCGGTCGAAGAGAGGATCTCCAGGGCGAAACGTTCCCCTGAAGCGTAGCGGCCGCCCGATGCCGCGGCCGCGTTCGGCCTCCTCAGCGCTGCCCCCAATTGTCCTCGTGGGGCGGCTCGAGAAACGCGAAGTTCAGGACGGGAAGCCTGTGCCACATGAGCTTGCACTTCAGCCGCTGCCCGTCGTCAAAACGCAACGTGAAGCGCTTCGGCTCGAACATTTCCCAGAAGCCCGCGTCGCGCCACAGCAGTTCGCCGCGAGCCTGGTGCTCACCAACCTCGTTGAACTCGGTTATGAGGGAATATTCCATCGTGCCATATGACCTTCCTTTGATGAGAAGCTCGGCCGTTCCTTTGGGGGGCGGGAAAACCATGATCGTCACCTATGATGATATTGAGGAAGTCGTCCGTGAGTGCGCCGAGGGGTGGAGGGAGGTAATGGCCCAGACCGGGCCGTGTTATCACTTCTACGAGACCTGCGGCAGCGTCCGCGTCTTCCATGCCGATGGCCGCTTGGAAGAGGGGTGGCGCTTCGGGATGACGATGCAGGCGTTACCTGAACCCCGCGATCTGCTTGCCATTGCGGGGAAGGAATGGCGCGGCGAGTTCGAGGCGTACATGGTCCGCCTCACCCGGCGCGGAACGCTGGACGCTTTCATCGCGGTCCTGGAGGAGGGGCCGAAGGATCCGAACGACGTCGACTTCTTCATGCGTCTGGCGGCGGCGGCGCGCGGCGAGGCGGTCGACACGGCCGCTGAATGACCGGCTCGCCGCCGATCACGATCCGATTTCAGTTCGTCCATATCAGCGTCCTCTCTCGGCTGATGTTGGCGATCGTGGGGGGTGCCCTGCATGGCATCCCCCACACCCCGATTCGCCGCGCCGCATGGTTTCCGATCGGTAAACGTCCCGTCGCTCTGGACGGGCTGTCCCCATGATCGCGCGGCCCTCTTCAGTTCAATCCTCATCCGGAGCCTCTTTCGATGACCGAAATGCACTTGTTGTGGTTGGCGGTCGCCGCCAACGCGGCCGTGACGGCGATCATGGCTTTCATCGGACTGCGTGCAGCGTGGCGCGCATTCATGGATCGGCGCAGAACCGCCGCCGCTGCCGCCCTGCGGCGGGCCGAGATGGTGGCGTTCGTCACCTCGCGTATGACGCGCGTCGCCGGATCGCAGGTCGACCTGCGCAGCGCCTACTCGGCGTATGTCGCCTGGGCGGAGGGCTCCCTCCGGCGGGCGGTCTCGGAGAAGCGGTTTCGTGCGGAGATGGTGGAAGCGGGATTTCCCATGGCTCCCATCCAAGCTCTTCGCGCGTCGGCCTTTCTGGACCTGAAGCTCATCGAAGAGCGCCCCGCGAGGCCCGCTTCGATCGCAGCGTAAAGGGCTCGTCGATTTTCCAGTCGTCCATGTCAGTTGCCTTTCCGTGGCTGATGTCGGCGATGGTCGAGGGCGCGCGAAGCGTCCTCGACCGCACTCTTGCCGTGGGCTTTACGCCTGCCACCCCATCGGCCGCGGCGGTCTCCAGCCGCCCGGCCTCCGGTGCCCACCTCGGGCGTTTCCTCCCGACTGCCGGGGGCTCCGTGCCCCCGGCTCTTTCCTCCGCCTCCTTTCAGTCCGTTCGGGATCCGCTCCGTCTCTTCGCTCGTGACACAGCGAATGTAGGCGAGGTCGATTTCGCAAATGGCGAAGAACTCACGGCACGAGAGAGAAGAATTACGGTACGAGACGGAAATGTCGGATTGCACAGCTGAGATCCGGGACCAGATGGCGCACGACGTGCGCGAAATCGGCGGGGGCAGCGATGTCGTCGCGAAGATTGCGAATCTGCGGGCGGCCCGTCTCACCGGTCTGACCGTCGCCACCATCGAGAATCTGCGTTGGCGCAAGGTGAAGCGGGTGCCGGCTGACGTCTACGTCGCCGTCTGCGCCGCGAAAGCCCGGCACGACGCACGGATTGAGGCACTCGCCCACCATGACGCAACAATCATCGCGGCCCTTCACATGGACCGCTCGCACCTGGATCAGCCTGGCTGTGATGAAGGCGGCGATCGGCGGTGACCGGTTCTCGCGGGCGGCTGCACGGCTCGCCCGCCGCATCGCCCCGCCCGACTTCGACCCGCGCCAGGCGCCCACTCGGAGGCACGGATGACGGCACGCAACCCGATGGCCCAGCGCAACGCGCAGGCCGACATGCTGACCTCCTTCATGCTGCCCAAGGCCTACCGCGATGCGGCGGCGATGCGGCAGGTGAAGGCGCTGTCCGACGAGCACGGGTGGGTGATCGCCTGGCACGCGGCCGTCGAGGCGGTGTTCTGCGGCACGGCTCCCGAATTCACGCTGGCCACCTTCGAGGGGTGGTGCAAGCGCCTGGCCGCGGCGGACGCGGCATGAGCGCGGTGGCGATCATCGCGGCGCTCGTGTCGGCCGTGTTGCTGTTGCTCGTCGTCATCGTCGATCGCCTGGCCGCGCCGCGCAGCCGGGTTCGGCCCGATCAGTCGCTCCTCGATCTGCCGTGCGCCCCGCGCAGCCTGGCGGTCGTCGTCGGTAAGGCCGGTCCCGAGGTCGTCCAATGAGCGTGCCGACATCCGAAGAGATCCGCCGCAGCGAGGCGACGGCAGTCGCCTGGTCCCATGCCGGCGATGCGGTCCGCCTGGTCGTCACCAAGATCGGCCTCGAGCTCGACCTGCCGCGCGCCGAGGCGATGTGCGTCGTCGCCGAGGTGGTGCTGGCGTCGTTCGCGACCCTGGATCCGGAAGAGACATCGAAGCTCGCCGAGGCGCTCGCGGCATCGCTGCGCGCACCTCCCGGCGACGCGGTGGCGTTCCGCCAGGCGCAGGAGGCCAAGTGGGACGCGCTGCGGCGCCTGCAGCATCTCATCGTCCTCGCCAACACGCGGGCCGACGCCGTCCCGAACTGACGGCCCGCGGACGATGCCCATGGGGATGGGTGAGCCGGCCGCAGCCGCGGACCGGCGAGACCCCAACCGAACCACCTGCGCGGCGGGCGGGGAGGTCAGGCCGAGGACCGGATCCGGGCGGCCGCTCGGCCAGCCGCATCATCATCAAATGGAGGGTATGCGTATGACATCACTCGCGGTTCTGACCGTCGCCGAGAATGTGACCCAGCAGCTGCTGAAGGCGCTCAATGAATTCGGCGCGAACGACCTGGCGAATGCGTTCAAGGGACTCGGCATCGTCGCCAGTGACGATTGTCGGCCGCTGATCGACGGACTGGCACGGGCGGTTAGGTTGATGGAGCTGGGCTCTCTCGACAGCTTCCTGGGTGAGGAAGAGGACCAGCATGTGAATCCTCCCACCGATTCTCGGATGGGGCATATCTGGATCAAGACGGCGAGCGGCGTGGAGGCCTCGGCCGAATGGTCCGGTCCCACTGACGACATCGCTGAGCTTCTGACTGCCGTGCTCGGGCTGAGTAATCCGGCTCTGACGGTGCCGGAATAATGGCCCGTCCCTTCGCCGACGTGCTGCGGGAGATGCACCGCGGCGAGTTCTACGACGAGGTGACGGACGAGCTCGGCCAGCTGGTCGAGGCCGTTCAGGAAACCGGCAAACCGGGCGTGCTCACCCTCAAGATCCGGGTGAGCCCGAACAGCGCCGGCACCGTGAAGGTCGCCGGCGACGTCAAGGCGTCGCTGCCGCAGCAGCCGCGCGGCGAAAGCCTGTTCTTCGTTTCGGGGACCGGCGGCCTGGTGCGCCACGATCCCCGCCAATCCGACATTTTCGAGCCGCGTATCGCTGCGTCCGAAGAGGATGCGCCGCGGCCGTCACGAAAGGTGAAGGGCTATGACGATTGACGAAAACCGCGGCGCCGGCGGGAAGGAGCTGGACCGCGTCGGTGCGCTGGCCGTGCAGCTCATGGCCGCGGCGGGCCAGGAGCCGCACGTGGGCCCGGACGGGTCGCAGCACCTCATCGTTCCGGACGGCTGGCGGCTGGAGCGCCTGGCGCCGCTCGCGCCGAACATGGCGGGGCATGTGAGCCAGATCGTGTCGGTCGACGATCCGGAGTCGTTCGCGCTCTACTTCGACGCCTTCCAGCGGCCGGAGACGCGGATCTTCGCGGACGCGGCCCGCGGTGTGCTGACGGCGGTGATCGACTATCACGCCGACGACGAAGACCGCGCTGCGGAACCCGGTCGTTGCGCGCACCGCCTCGTCTATACGGCGCCGAAGTCGGTTGAGTGGACGCGCTGGGCGGAACTGCACCGCCGCGAGGTGCCGCAGGAGGCGCTCCTAGAATTCCTCGAGGAGAACGCACAAGACATCGCCTCGCCGGCCGCGGCGGATGTGCTGGAGCTCGTTCGTGACTTCCGGTCGATCCGGGCGACCAAGTTCCAGCGCGCTCTGAACCTCGCCGACGGCTCGGTGTCGCTCACCTACACCGACGAAGAGCAGGGCGAGCAGAAGACCCGCGTGCCGAATGCCCTGTCGATCGCCGTGCCGGTCTACGAGGGCGGAGAGCGGACCGAGGCGAAGGTCTACCTGCGGACCCGTCCGCGGGAGAGCAAGCTGTTCTTCGTCCTGGTGATCCACCGCAAGGAGTTCGTGGAGCGTCAGCTCTTCACCGAGACGGTGGGCGCCATCGAGGCGCAGATCGCCCATCCGGTTCTCTGGGGGCGGATGTCGTGACGATGATGGACGCGGCGCTGGCGTTTGCCGCGCGGGGCTGGCCGGTCTTTCCCTGCAACCCGGTCGCCGACGATCCGAAGGGGTCGAAGCGGCCGCTGACCGAACACGGTCTGAAGAACGCCTCGACCGACGAAGACGTCATCCGCACCTGGTGGAGCCGTTGGCCTGAGGCGCTGATCGGCCTGCCGACCGGTGCGGGGCTCGGCGCCTTCGTGGTCGACCTCGATCCGCGCGAGAAATCCTGCACCGAGCTCTGGGCGGATCTCGAGGAGCTGATCGGCGCCTCCCTCGGCGAACCGATCGTCGCGGAGACGCAGTCGGGCGGCTGGCACCTCTACTTCGCCTGGCCCGAGCTCGCGGGCAGCGAGAAGTTGGGCAACCGCTCTGGGACCCGCTCCGGACTGCCGGCGCATGTCGATGTTCGAGGGGAGGGCGGCTATGTGATCGCCCCGCCGTCGATCATGTCGAACGGCCGCCGCTACAAGTGGCGTCAGGGGCCCGCCATGGGGCTGACGCGGGCGCCGGAGGAGCTGCTCGACTGCATCCTGCGGCGGGGGCGATTCGCGCGATCGGAGCGCCCGGCCGTGACCGCGGGGCCCATGCCCGACGTGTCCGATCGGATCCGCAAATATGCGCTGTCGGCGCTCGATGCCGAGATCCGCAGGGTGCAGGGCGCTCGCGACGGTGAGCGGAACGAGACGCTGAATGCGGCCGCCTTCGCGCTCGGCCAGCTGGTCGGCGCCGGGGCCTTGGCGGAGAGCGTGGCGGCGGCCTCGCTCGAAAACGCGGCCTCCGCCTGGCCGAACCTCAAGAAGTCCCGCGGGACGATCAAGTCCGGCCTCGCCGCCGGGATCGCTTCCCCGCGCGACCTCGCGGAGATCGAGAGACCCCGTGCCCCTTCCGGTGGCTGGCGGCGTGATGAGCCACCCTCGCACGGTGACGGGCGGGGCGGTGGTGCCGGCGAAGCTCCGCCCGATCCGCCGGAGGATGGAGGCGACCGCGCCCGGTTGGAGCGCTGCGCCGCCCTGGAGGCTAACGACACCGGCAATGGGCACCGGCTTCTGACCTGGTTCGGCGACCACATCCTCCATGTACGCGACGTCGGATGGAGCATCTGGGACGGCAAGCGGTGGAGTGTCGAGGGCGGGGACGAGGCGGTGAGCCGGATGGCTCAGGAGACCGCCCGGCGGATTCGCGACGAAGTCCCGCTCCTCAAGATCACTCCGGACGAGCGTGCGGCCATGGAAGATCGCGGCGTCACCGACAAGGAAATCGACGCGGCCGAGAAGCAGCAGCGCGCGAGCCGCATCCGTCACGCGACCTCGTCGGGCAACGCGAGCAAGCTCAGCGGGATGATGAGCGTCGCCGCCACGCACGCCACGGTGACGGTGCACGACCTCGACGCCGAGGATCTGGCGATCAACGTCCAGAACGGCACGCTGCGCCTCGTCGAAGTGCCCGACCTCGAATGTCCGGATCCGGATGTGGATCGGCCCGTCTGGTCGGTGCGCCTCGATCCTCACAATCAGGCCGACCACATCTCCAAGATCATGGCGGCCGCCTACGACCCGCTCGCGGATTGCCCCCGCTGGGAGGCGTTCGTGAAGCGCTTCATGCCGGACGTGGAAACGCGCTGGTGGCTGCAGCGCTGGGCCGGCTACGCGCTCACGGGCCTCACCGGCGAACAGATGCTCGTCTTCAACTACGGTCTCGGGGCCAACGGCAAGAGCACCTTCTGCCGGGCGCTCTCCAAGCTCATGGGCGACTATGCCGATCAGCTCCAGGCGGCGGCGGTGACGGGCGAGCAATCGCGGCGCTCCGACCAGGCCACGCCGGAGTGGGCGCGTCTGCCGGGCGTGCGCCTGGTGATGATCGACGAGCTCCCCCGCGGCCAGCCCCTGCAGGAAGAGACGATCAAGCTCGTGACCGGCGGGGAGCCGATGCTCGTGCGGCACCTGAACAAGGGGTTCATCCAGCTCGTCCCGCGCTTCAAGGCGTGCATGACCGGCAACAACAAGCCGACGGCGACGGGCTCCGACTACGCCGTCTGGCGACGGATGCGCCTCCTCCTGTGGGGCGAGACGCTCGCCGAGAACGAGAGGAGGCCGATGGAGGATGTCCTGGCCGAGTTCGCCGCGGAAGCTCCTGGGATCCTCAACTGGGCGCTCGATGGCCTTCTGGGATACCTCAACGAAGGGCTCAAACCGCCCGCCGGGATCGTCGATGCGACCGAGGAATATCGCGCCGACATGGACCCGGTGGGCGAGTTCGTGAAGGCCTGCGTGGTCGAAGCGCCGGGTCGCGAGGTCGATGCGCGGTCGCTCTATGCCGCATATGTAGCGTGGTGCGAGGCGAACAGCGTGCGGCCGTTCTCGGAGAGGCGGTTCGCACAGGATATGGCGAGGACGCGTATTCGCAAGCTCTCTGGACGGATCCGTAAGTATATCGACGTCAAGCTTGAAGGTGTTCCATCGTCATTGGACGGAGGGGTGGCGCCATGGGCATGACGCTACATCTGGTGCGTGCGGGTCGCCTGCGAGGGTTGCGAGGGTCGCGAGGATCGGTGTGCGAGGGTGGTGGGGCGGAATGGCCCGCTTTGTCAGAGGCTTGGGGCAACCGTGCGAGGGTTGCGAGGGTCGGCCTCGTACGTGTGCGCACGCGTGTGTGTCCCGATGCCCTGACCAGAAACAGTTTCTCATACACACGTAGGGGAATAACTCTCGCAATCCTCGCAAGAGGTAAGGAAGTCACTGAAAATATTGCCCCTTCGGGCTGCGAGGATAGGTCCGCGAACCTCGCACCACCCTCGCGAAGCTCGCAGAACCGCAGAAAGCGTGGAGTTTGGACGATGGCGAAGTCGAAGGCGGCGATGGCGCGGGCCGAGGAGGCGGCGAAGCTGCAGCGGGAGGGCAGGGCGGGGAAGACCGCGGCCGAGGCCCGCCGCACGGCCACGGTGACGGTCGAGAGCCCCTACGGCCACGCCGGGGGCGAGACGGTGACCGTGGCGAGCGACACCGTGGCCTGGCTGGCCGCACGGGGGATGATCGACGATCGCCAGCGCGCCGCGGCCGAGCGCTACCGCCAGGCGCACGAAACCGTCCATGCCGGCATGGCCTGCATCCTCGGCCGCGACGGCAACGGCGGCGCACGGGCAGACGGGCTGTCCGAACGGCGCCTCGACGCGGCGCGGGATCTCAACCAAGCCGCCCTGGCGCTGGGGCCGCTCTCGAAGGTCGTGCGGGGCGTCGTGGCCGAGGGGCGCTCGATCTCCGACGTGGCGATGGAGTTGCACGGCGGCGCCGGGAAGCTCGAGCGCGGCGCGGTCTCCCACATGCTCCGCCTGGCCCTCAAGGCGTTGGCGGACGTCTGGGATCGACCTGTGGCGCCCCGGTGGGCGGCGGGTTGGCAGGACGATGCGGCTGGGCCTGCAACGGATGAGGGCGTCGCGCCGGGGTTGTCGGAGATCCTGCGGGTGGCCCGTTCCACTCTGCGCCGTGTGTATCTCGCTTGACCGACGAGAACACCGCTTGACAGATGGTACCCATCGAATGCAGCTTTCAGGCATCTTCCAAAACTTGGGTCTGAAGAGACGCGCCGAGGCTTCCCCCCTCCGGCGCGTTTTGCGTTGGAGCGTCCACGGTCATGATGCGGGTCACCAGCAATAGCGCGAAGGTCCGTCAGGGCGTGCGCAATCTGGTCAGCAGCCAGGTGCCGTTCGCGACCGCTTTGGCGCTCACCGCCGCCGCCAAGGATGCGAGGACCGCGGTCCGCAAGGAGATGCGGTCGGTGTTCGACCAGCCGACGCCCTACACGCTGAGCTCGCTGCAGGTCACGCCGGCGGACAAGCGCGACCTCACCGCCGTGCTGTGGTTCAAGGATTATGACCGCGGGATCAACCACTACCTCGTGCCGCAGGTGAGCGGCGGCCCGCGGCCCGCCAAGCTGTTCGAGCGTCGCCTGGCGTCCGCCGGGCTGATCACCGGCTCGCAGCGTCTCGTTCCCGCCCGATCCTATCCGCGGGATCGCTACGGCAACATGCCCCGCGCGGTCTACCAGCGCATCCTGTCCAACATCCAGGCGCAGGGCGACGCCTACCAGAACACCACGGCGAAGAGCCGGAAGCGCAATCGGAAGCGGGCGCAATACTTCTTCGCGGGCGCGGACACCGGGCTGACGCCGGGCGTCTACGAACGCAAGTTCGGGGACCGCGACATCAAGGCGGTCTTCGTCGTGACGGACGGGACGAACTACAGCGTCCGGCTTCGGTTCAAGCCGGTCGCGCGGGCGACGATCGAGCGGACCCTGCCGCGGCACTTCTACCGCGCGATGCGCAAGGCGATCGCCACGGCGCGATAGGACACCCCTCCCGGCCGCGGGTCCTTCCCCGGCCGACCCCGGATACGGGGTGTTCCTGCCGCAGTGTGCCGCCAGTTACAGACCAAACTGAAGCCTTAACAACGGGATCGACTGAGAGTGGACGAGGTGACGCTGATGACGGGCACGCAGTTCGCGCGGGCTGTCGGCGTGACGCGTCAGCGTGTCAGCCAGTGGAAGGCCGAGGGCAAGATCTCGGCGGCGGCGCTGGAAGGCGAGGGGCGCGGCGCGCTCATCAACCCGGTGAAGGCGAAGGAAGACCTGCTGCGCACGCTGAGCCCCTCGCAGCGTCTCGGCCTCAACGGCCTGAAGACGCGGCTGGAGGCGCTCGGTGTCGGCGAGGTCGAACCGCCGGCGGCCGCGCCGCGGGGCGAGACCTTCGACGATCGGCTGAAGGCCGAGAAGCTGCGCGAGATCGAGCTGCGCAACCGCGCGGCGGCGAAGCGCGAGGCCGAGGAGGCGGGGCTCTACGTGCGCGCCTCGCACCACCGCAAGGCGGTGGCGACGACGGCGGCGGTGATCCTGCGCGGCTTCGAGACGGCGATCCCCGAAATGGCGAACGGCCTCGCCGAGAAGCTCGGCGTGCCGCTGCGCGACGTGACGCGCGAGCTCGGCGGGCAGCTGCGGCTCGCCCGCGCGAAGATCGAGGCGGACCTCAGGCGCTCCGCCGACCGCGAACCGGACCTCGTCGAGGACGAGCTCCTCTCCGATCACGAGCCGGTGCAGGGCGAAGCATGATGCGGGTCGAGATCGCCAACGCCTCGAAGGTGGCGTTCCTCGCGGCGGCCGCGGTGATCGCGCCGCCGCCGCCGGTCGATTACGAGGCGTGGGCGGTCGAGAACCTCACCTTCGCCGAGCGCGAATCGCCGTTCGTCGGGCGCTACAACCCCGCCCTCTTTCCGTTCTTCGCGGGGGTGTTCGAGGCGCTGTCGCCCGAAGACCCGTGCCGGATCGTCACCTGGGCGAAGTCGGCGCAGCTCGGCGGGACGGTGGTCGGCACCATCTTCACGCTCGGGTCGATGGACATGGACCCGTGCGACTTCCTGTTCGTCCACCCGACCGAGGACAACGGCAAGCGCTGGTCGCGGCTGAAGCTGGCGCCGATGATGCGCTCCACGCCGGTGATCGACGCCGCCTTCCCGGTGCGCTCGCGCGACGGCGCCGACGCGGTGCTGTTCAAGGAGCGGGTCGACGGGCGGGGATCGATCCTCATCACCGGCGCCGCGTCTCCATCCTCGCTGTCGCAGGTGTCCATGCGGCGCCAGGTGCAGGACGACCTTTCCAAGTGGGAGCACGACGCGAAGGCAGGCGATCCGGAGACGCAGGCCGACAGCCGCAGCCAGGCCTTCGAGACGGCGAAGATCTTCAAGATCTCGACGCCGCTGGTGGAGCCCGGCTGCCGGATCACGCGCAGCTTCAAGGCGGGATCGCAGGAGAGTTACCACGTCCCGTGCCCGCACTGCGGCCACATGCACCCCCTCGAATGGGACAACATGCTGGCCAATCTCGACGAGGACCGGCCGGAGGACGCGCACTTCTCCTGCCCCGCGTGCGGCGGGGTGATCGAGGAGCACCACCGGCTCGCCATGAACCGCGCCGGGCGGTGGGTGGCCGCCCACCCCGCGGTGGCGAGCTATCACCGGTCCTTCCATCTGTGGTCGGCCTATTCGCCGCTGATGTCGTGGGAGCGCATCGCGCGCGAATGGATCGACGCCAAGGGCGACGCCGCCTCCGAGCAGGTTTTCCTGAACGATGTCGTCGGCCGCGCTTACGACGCCGCCGGGTCGGCGCCCGACCATTCGGCGCTGATGGACCGCGCGGCGTCGTCGTCCCGCCCGCGCGGCGTGGTGCCGGCCGGCTACGTCGTCCTGACGCTGGGGCTCGACTGCCAGGACAACCGCGTCGAATGGCAGCTCGTCGGCTGGGACCGATACCGGCGCCGCGCCGTGGTGGATCACGGGGTGGTGGACGGCCACATCGGAACACCCACGACCTGGCCGCGGCTCGACGCGGTGGTGAGCGGCGAGTGGCGGACGGAGGGTGGGGGACGGCTCGCCGCCGACCGCTGCGCCATCGACGGCAACGCCTGGACCGAGGACGTGTGGGCGTGGGCCAAGCGGCACCCGGTGTCGCGGGTGATCATGGTGCGCGGCGCCAACAGCGACAACGCGGCGCTGATCGCCAAGGTGAAGCGCGAGCGCACGGCCACCGGCAAGCTGCGCCAGTACGTCGGGCGCTTCTACACCTTCAACGGCTCGGTCCTGAAGATGCGCCTCTACCGGGACCTGAAGAACGAGGACGCCGCCTCGCCGCGCTACGTCGATTTCCCGCGTGGGCTGGAGGAGGAATACTTCCTGCAGCTGACCGCCGAGCGGCGCCAGGAGAAGAAGAACCGCCAGGGATACAGCCGCTTCCTGTGGGTGAAAGACCCGGCCCAGGCGAACGAGGCACTGGACACGATGCTGCAGGCCGAGGTGGCCGCCATCCGGCACCGCGTCTTCGAGATGAACGAGACGGAGTGGGACGCGCTGGAGGCCGCGCGCGGCGGCCCCGCCCCGGACGCGCAGCTCGATCTCGAGGACCTGGTCGCGGCACCGGGCCCGGCGCCGGCGCTGCGCGTGGCGGCGGCCAAGGCGGCGCGGCGCGGCCGGAGGGTGGCGAACTGATGACGGGCATCACCTTGGACATCGCGGCCCAGCGGCTCGCGGCCTGGCTCGAAGCGGACGCCGCGGTGGCTCAGAACCAGAGCTACACGATCACCACGGCGGACGGGTCGCGCTCGCTGACCCGCGCCAATGTCGCCGAGATCCGCCGCCAGATCGACTACTGGCAGGGTCACGTCACCCGGCTGACACCGCGGACGCGCCGCCGCACCCGCTACTTCGTGCCCGGCAGCTGACGCCACCATGACCATTCTCGATCACCGCGGGGTGCCGATGAGCCAACCATCGCCGCCGGCGCTGAGCGCGTCGACGACGATCTCGATGCCCGACCAGGGCTACCGGGGGGCGCGCCGCGACCGGAGGCCGACGCGGGAATGGACGCCGCCCGCGGCCTCGGCTGCGTCGGACCTCCTGCCCGGCATCGAGACGCTGCGTGCCCGCTCGCGCGACATGGCGCGCAACGTCATGGTGGCCGGCGGCGCGATTCACACCGTCGTCACCAACGTTGTGGGCGAAGGGCTGACGCTGAAGCCGTCGATCGACCGCGAGGCGCTGGGACTGAGCGAAGACCAGGCGTTGGAGTGGGAGAAGAAGTCCGCGCGGGAGTTCGCGCTGTGGTCCCGCTCGGCGGATCTGGGCGGAACGCTCACCTTCTCCGACCTGCAGGAGCTCGCCTTCCGGGCATGCCTCGACAGCGGCGACTGCCTCGTCGTGCGCCGGTTCGCGCCGGACACCGGCGACACCTACGGGCTGAAGCTCGCCCTGATCGAAGCGGACCGGGTGGCCAACCCGGACCGGCGGCCGGACAGCGAGCGCGTGAAGGCCGGTGTGCAGTTCGGCGAAAACGGGCGGGTGCAGGGCTATTACGTCGCCAACCGGCATCCGGGCGACTTCGGCGTGTTCGCCCAGGCGACGCGCTGGTCGTTCGTGCCGCGGATCGGCCGCGACGCCGATCTCCTCGCCATCCACCTGATGACGCACCTGCGGCCGGATCAGCCGCGCGGGATGCCGTACCTGGCGCCGGTGATCGAGGCGCTGAAGCAGCTCGGCGACTACACGGACGCCGAGGTCACGGCGGCGGTCAACGCGGCGATGATGGTGGCGTTCGTGGAATCGCCGTCGCCGGTGGACGAGGACGGCAACCCGATCATCGGCGAGCCGGACGACGAGCGCGGGGGCGACACCAACATCCTGCGCAACGGCGCGACCGTCTACCTCTACCCCGGCGAGAAGGTGAACACGATGCAGCCGGGGCGGCCGAACCCGAACTTCGACGCCTTCACCATGTCCTTCCTGCGCCAGACCGGCGTCGCGCTGGAGCTGCCGTTCGAGCTGATGGTGAAGCACTTCACCGCCAGCTATTCGGCGAGCCGCGCGGCGCTGGAGCTCGCCTGGCAGTTCTTCCGCAAGCGCCGCTCCTGGCTGGTCCGGGCGCTGTGCGAGCCGGTGCACCACTGGTTCCTGAACGAGGCGGTGGCGCGCGGCCGCCTGGACGCGCCGGGCTACCACGACGACCCGGCGATCCGCGCGGCCTGGTGCGGGTGCCAGTGGATCGGCCCGAGCCGCATCAGCCTCGACCCGCTGAAGGAGGCCAACGCGGACCGCGTCGACCTCGATATCGGCGTGAAGACCCGCGACCAGATCGTGACCGAACGCACCGGCGGCAGCTGGCAGCGCAAGACCGAGCAGCTCGCCCGCGAGGAGCGCGCCCGCCGCGATGCCGGGCTCGGCGCTGCCGCCGCGCCGCCGACGGCCCCCGCCCGCCGTGACGAAGACGAGGACGACGACGCATGACCTACCTCGCGCACATCGCCGACCGGGCGCTGAACCGGCCGCTCCTCATCACGCCGGACAAGGCGCAGGTGGTCATGCAGGTGCTGGCCGGCCGGATCGGGATCGACGGGCCGAGTGCGAGCCGCTTCTTCGGTGACGACATCGAGCGCGACGAAGACGGCAAACCGGTCGTCGCGACCAACGAGTACGGTTTTCCCGTCGTCAAGCGAAAGCCGTACAACGTCGCCGAAGGCGTCGCCATCATCACCATCACCGGATCGCTGGTGAACCGCGGTGCGTGGATCGGCGCCAGCTCGGGATTGACCTCCTATGAGGGGATCCAGCATCAGCTGTTTACCGCAGCGAAGGACACGGACGTTCACGCCGTCATCCTCGACATCGCCTCGCCGGGCGGGGAGGCGGTCGGCGCTATGGAGACCGCGGCCGCGGTGCGCGAACTCGCCAAGGCGAAACCCGTCGTCGCCGTCGTCAACGGCATGGCGGCCTCGGGCGGTTACGCCATCGCGTCCGGTGCGACGGAGATCGTGACGACGGAGACCGGCGTGTCGGGCTCGATCGGCGTCGTGCTCCTGCATGCGGACTTCTCTCGCAACCTCGCCAACGAGGGGATCTCGCCGACGCTGATCTTCGCGGGGGCGCACAAGGTCGACGGCAACCCGTTCGAGCCCTTGTCCGACGCCGTGCGCGACGACCTGCAGGCCGAGGTGAACGGGTTCTACGAGGCTTTCCTGAAGACCGTCTCCGCCGGTCGCGGCCGCCGCCTCACCGTGGACGGCGCGCGCCGGACGGAGGCGCGGACCTTCGTCGGCGAGGCCGCGGTGGCGGCCGGCGTCGCCGACCGCGTCGGCACCTTCGGCGAGGTCATGGCCCAGCTCACGAAGACGGCGGGCGGGATGCGCCCCGCCACACCTGCAACCCGGAGAAACACGATGGACACCACCACCCCGGCGCCCAGCGCCGCGATCACCACCGGCGACCTGGAGCACGCCCGCAACCAGGGCGTCGCCGAAGGGCGCCAGGCCGCGCAGGCCGAGAACCAGGCCGCGATCGACCAGGCCGTCCTCGCCGAGCGCGGCCGCGTCGGCGCCATCCTCACCGCCGCCGGCGGGGCGCACGAGGCGACCGCGCGTCACCTGATCGCGGCGGGCGCGTCGGCCGAGATGGCCGAGGGCGTCTTCGCCTCCCTGCCCAAACAGACTTCCGACCCGCTGGCGGCGATCCGCGGCGCGGACCGCGACGCCGAGGGCGCCACGGCCGCCCCCGTGATGCCGGTCGGCGGCGGCGCCTCGGCCGGCACCGCGTCCACCCCGGAGGGCTGGCGGGCCGAGTATGCGGCGTCGAAGGCGCTCCAGGCGGAGTTCGTCGATGCCGACGACTACGTCGCGTTCAAGAAGCGCGGCTGATCACCCACCCGGTCGACCGCGCGGCGGTCGCAGACAGAAGGACGACAGGTCATGGCAACGCTGACCACCGACGCGCCGCGCAACATGATGCTCGGCGACATCCAGGAATTCCCCGTCATTGCGAACGACAAGATCTTCGCCGGGGCGGCCGTGGGCGAGAACGGCGCCGGCTATGCGCGGCCGCTCGTGGCGGGCGACCCCTTCCTCGGCTTTGCCGAGGTGGCGGCCGACAACACCGGCGGCTCGGCCGGCGACGTGCGCGTGCGCGTCTGGCGCCGCGGCGTCGTGCGGCTGACGGTGGCCGGCGCGACGGCGATCACCGCCAACGACGGCGCCAAGGTCTACGCCTCCGACGACGACACCTTCACCACCACGGCGAGCACCAACACGCTGATCGGCACCGTGTCCCGCTGGGACGGGTCGACCGACTGCCTGGTCGCGTTCGACGCGGCGACGGCCGCCCTCATCGCCAGCTGATGCCGCGCCGGCATCGGGCCGGCCGCGCCGCGATCCTCAACGCCGGGCCTGCCCGGCTTTTTTATTGAGCCGAGCAAAGGAGACGACACATGCCGGCGCAGCAGTTCGAAAAGATCACCCACCAGGGCGTCCAGGCGATGTTCTTCCGCCGCCTGGAGGCCGCACCCGAGGGATGGGTCACGCGCCTGTCGATGCGGGTCGACAGCTCCTCCGCGGTCGAGGAATACGGCTTCCTCGGCATGGTGCCGCAGATGCGCGAATGGATCGGCGGCCGCGAGGCGAAGTACCTGCGCGAATACAGCTTCAACGTCCGCAACAAGGACTTCGAGGCCACGCTCGGCATCAAGGACAAGGACATGCGCCGGGACAAGACCGGCCAGCTCCGCGCCCGCGTCGACGAGCTGGCCGACCGCGTCCTGCAGTTCCCGGCGAAGCTGATGTCGAACCTCATCCTCTCCGGCGAGGCGGGGGTCTGCTACGACAAGCAGTTCTTCTTCGACACCGACCACGCCGAGGGCGAGAGCGGCGCCCAGTCCAACGACCTGACCGTCGACGTGGCGAACCCGCTCGCGCCGACGACGGCCGAGATGGCCGACGCCATCCTGACGGCGGTCTCGTCCATGTACGGCTTCAAGGACGATCGCGGCGAGCCGATCAACGAGGGCGGCACGACGTTCGACGTCATGGTGCCGATCTCGCTGTGGAAGCCCGCGCGGGCGGCGGTGAGCGTCGACATCATGGCGTCCGGCGGCGGCACGGTGACGAACCCGCTGACCGCGGGCGGCGACCTCACCATCAACGTCATCCCGAACCCGCGGCTCTCGGCGTGGACGTCGAAGTTCACCGTGATGCGGGCGGACGCCGGCGGCGCGAAGGCGCCGTTCATCATCCAGGAGGAGGCGCCGATCGCGCTGCCGGCGCTGGGCGAAGGCTCCGACCACTTCTTCAAGCACAAGGAGCACCTCTTCTCGGCCGAGTGGTCGGGCAACGTCGCCTATGGCGACTGGCGCTCCGCCGTCCTCGTCACCCTGACCTGATCCCCTCCGACCGCCCCGCGGCCACTGGCGGCCGTGCGGGTGAGGAACCCCCTATGAAAGCGAACTTCGTCAGGGTCGTGGGACAGGCCGTGGCCTTCGAGGCCGCGACCGTCCTCCTGCTGCACCCCGAGCAGGCCCGCCGCCGCGCCGCCCACGTGGCGGCCGAGAAGGGCGGGAAGAATGCGTACCGCCTGGCGGCGCGCCAGATCTTCAAGGCCGGCGAGGTCGTCGGCATCGTCGGCGACGCCACGGTCGAGAAGGCCGCGGCCCTCCACGTCGAGGAGGTGTCCAAGGCCGAGTTCGACGCCTACGGCGAGCGCCTGGCGGACCGCCGCGCCGCGTCGCACACCAAGTCGGCGGCGCCGTCGCTCACCATGCTGGCCGCGGCAGTGTCGCAGCTCGAGCCGCCGGCGACCGAACCGCAGTCGGGGACCGCACCGACCGCGGGCGCCGGCACGCAGGCGCAGCAGGACGGGGAGGGCGGCGAGTCTGCCGCGCCGACCCCCGGCAGCGAGGCGGCAAAAGCGTGACCGTCGAAACCCCGGCCGATCGCCGCGCGATGCTCGCCGACTTCGGCGAGACGGTGACCTATCGCCTGGCCGGCGGCGGCGACGCGGTGCCGATCGTCGGCCTGGTCAGCGCGGCGTTCGTCGAGATGTCGGAATATTCCGGCACCGGCGTCGCCGCCAGGGTCACCACGATCAAGGTGGACGACGCCGACCTGCCGGACGGCGCCCGCCAGTTCGACGGCGTCGTGCGTGCGGACGGCACCGCCTACAGGGTCACCGAGGCACACCCGGACGGCACCGGCTACACGGTGCTGCTGCTGGAGCGGGCGGACTGATGCACATCCGACAGCGCATCCGTGAGGCGGTGGAGACACGCCTCGAGGGCCTCGTGGGCTACCGCGTCTTCAAGCACCCGTTCGCGCTCTTCCCCGGCTCATATCCCGCATTCCGCGTCACGGCGATGGGGGAGGCGGCCGAGCCGAACGGGTTCGAGATCCTCGCCCGCGAGATCGACCTGCAGGTCGACGGCTGGACCGTCGGCGACGACGAGCTGGAGGATCGGCTCGACGCGATGTCGGAGGCGGTCGAAGCCGCGATCGCCTCCGACGGCACCTTCGGCGGCCTCGCCACCGACACCACGCTGCAGCGGACCGAGAAGGTCATCGACGGCGACGGCGATCGGCGCGTCGGCCGCCTGCGGCTCACATTCCTCGCCCGCGCGGTGACGACCCGCGCCGACCCATCAACACCGCTCTGAGGATCACACAATGGCACTCGATCTGTTGCCCTGGACGGGTTTCATCCTGAAGCTCGGCGACGGGGAGGCGAGCGAAGACTTCACCGCCCCGACCATGTTCCGGCAGAAGGCGATCAACTTTACCAGCAACACGTCCGAAGCCTTCCCGGTCGACGACGTGACGCCGGAGGCGCCGCCGTGGCGGCTCGCCAACACCACCGGCCGTATGGCGACCATCACCGGCACCGGTCTCGTCAACATGAACGACGAGGGCCTCTGGCGCGCGTGGTTCATGTCCGGCCTCGAGAAGAACTGCCAGCTGCTGTTCAACAAGCCGTCGGCGGCGAACGGGGGGCACTACCAGGCGCCCTTCCTCTACACCTCGGCGAACTACACCGCGGACCGCGACAGCGAGGCCGGCCGCGTTCTGATCGAGGTGGAGCTGCAGTCCTGCGGCCCGCTGACCTTCACGCCGGCCTCGGGCTCGTGATGGCGCAGCCCGAATGGAACCCCGCCGTCGTCCTCGAATGGGGCGACGGCGAGCACACCTTCGCGCTGCGGTTCGGCGAGCTGGTGGCCCTCGAAGCACGTCACGACGCCGGCTTCCTCCTCCTGCGGCAATCGCTGGAGCGGCGGACCTGCAGGGCCGAGCTGATCCGCGACGTGATCCGCTTCGGCCTCGAAGGTGGCGGGATGAAGCCGGTCGACGTCAACCGGCTGGTGCAGCGCTACGTCATCGAGCGGTCGCCGCTGGAGAGCCTGTCGACGGCCGTCACGATCATGGACCGGGCGATCCTGCCGCCGGCGGGCGCCCTGGGAAAAGGCGACGGGGAGGCGAGCGGAGCGGCGACGGACGCCTCCCCGTCGCCGTGATCTATCAGAACATGGCGATGGCCGGGCTGTGGCCTCACGAGGTCGACCGGCTGTCGATGTTCCAGCTCTTCGCCGTCTTCGACGGACGCCACAAGCTCGCCCGCGCCCAGGCCGGCAAGCCCACCGACGACGACGCTCCCACCGCCGAAGAATTCGACGCCATGTTGGAGACACTGAATGGTTAAGGCCGACGATCTCGTCTACGGCATCAAGGCTGATGCCCGCGACTTCGACCGCGCCGTGGTGCGCGTCGGGCAGTCCTTCGACCACCTCGACGAGGAGGCCGCCGCCATGGCGCGCGGGGTCTCGCTGGCCACCTATCGGGCGGCGCGGCGGATGGAGCGTGATTTCACACAGGCCACGACAGGGATCGCCGCCAAGCTACGATCCTTGCGTACCTATACGGGGGACGCCCGCAGCCTTCTCGGCGGCACTCTCGGCGCGCTCACCGCCATCGGTCCGGGTACGGGCGTCTACGGGGCGGTCGGCGGGTTCGCAGGGGGGGCCGCCCTGAGCGGCGTAGCCGCGAACGCGCGTGCGCTCGCCGACATGAATGCAGAGGCGGAACGCGCCGGCTTGACCTTCGAGCAGTTCCAGGAGCTGGACTTCGCCTTCTCCAAAGAGCGCGTGTCGATCGACGCGCTGGTCGACGGCTTCAAGGAGCTCAACCTTCGGGCCGACGAGTTCATCCGCAACGGCACCGGGGGCGGCGAAGAGTTCTTCCGGCTCCTCGGCTATTCGGCCGACGAGCTGCGGGGAAAACTGTCCGACTTGCCGGAGCTCCTCTTCGACATCCTGGACCGCTCGCAGAGCCTCGGCCGTGCGGGCCAGATGCGTGCCCTCGACGAGCTGCTGGGCGGAACCGGCGGCGAGCAGTACGTGCAGCTGCTCGATGCCGGGACGGACGCACTTCGCGCGAGCGTCGCCGAGTCGCGTCAGCTCAAAATCATCCTCTCATCCGACATCGCCGTGCGGGCGCAGGAGGTGAATGCCCGCTTCGAGACGCTGTCCCGCATCATCGGCACCAACGTCAAAGAAGGCCTCGTCGACGTGGGCGAGCTCATCGTTGCGATCGGCGACAACATCGCGGACTGGCTTCCGGACGCCGAGAATTTCGTGACAAGCCTGGCGGATGCCCAGGCTCGGTCGTTGGCGTTGGAGGAGAGCGTTGCGCGGGCGTTGGGGACGAACCCCAGTCCGGACGCGGCGCCGTTCGCCGACGCCGCCAAGCACGCCGCGGATATGGCGGTCGAGGCCGAACGGGCCGAGCGCACGCTGGAGGAGCAAGAGAAGATCGTCGATCGGCTGGAGGCGGCGCTGGCACGAACTGCCGAGCGGGCCGCGCTGGAGGAAAGCCAGGGCGCCATCGCGAACTTCGAGATCCTGCGCGACCGCGCCGGGCAGATCGAACAGCGCCTGGAGAGCGCCAGGCGCGCCCTGTTCGACATGGCCGGGGTTCAGGTGCCGCTGACGAGCAACGGTCCCCCCGGCATCGGCCCTTCCGGTTCGGCCGGTTCGGTTCCGACCGAGCTCGGCCGCCGCGTCACCGGCTCGCACGTCGACCTGCGCGGCCTGGAGACGAGTGTCGCCAACGGCGTCGCGCGGGTGCTCAACCAGTTCCCGGGCCTGTCGGTTTCGTCGGCCTATCGGTCGCCGGAATACAATGCGCGCGTCGGCGGAGCGCGCAACAGCCGTCACGTCCAGGGCGATGCGGTCGACTTGATCGGCGTCAACGCGGGCAACGTGGCCGCGATCGTCGCCGCTCTGCAAGAGCAGGGTTTCCGGGGCTTCGGCTATTACAACAACGGATCGCTGCACGCCGACATGGGCGCCCGCCGGGCATGGGGCCCTGATCGGACGGCCGGCTCCTTGGGGCGGACGCCGGCGGCGTTCCAGGCGGCGGTGAGTTACGGTCCGTCGATGGCCAATGTTCCGGCCTCGCAGAAGCTCGCCATGTCCGAAGCGGAATATCAGGCTGCGCAACAGGCTGCGGAGGCGGCGGCCGCAGCGGCACAAGCCGCGTCCGATGAACAAGCGGCGGCGCGCGAGCGTCAGGTGGAGGCGATTGCCCGCGTCAACGCGCAGCTCCGCGAGGGGATCGAGCTCGAGCAGATCGAGAACGATCTCCTGCGCGACGGCAAGCTTTCCCGCGACGAAGTTGCTGCGGCCATGGAGGCCGAGCGAGAGTCCCGCGCCCGCATCGCCGAATTGCAACAGGCCGGCGTTGAGGTCGGACCGGCGCTTGAAGAGACGATCCGTCGCGAGGTCGCCTTGAAGCACGAACTGGCGGCGGCGAACGCGAAGCTCCGCGACGCCACGCCGGACCAGGTCGCGCAGCTCGATCAGCTCCGCAGTGCGTTCGAGAGCATCGGCCAGGAGGGTGTCGACGCCTTCTTCGCCGTGATCGAAGGCGCGCAGACGGCGGACGAGGCGATCAAGGGGCTGCTCAAGAGCCTCGCGAAGATGGCGCTTCAGGGGGCGCTCTTCGGCAGCGGCCCGCTCGGTAACTTGTTCGGCGGCGGGTTGTTCAGCTTCCTGGGCAAGGCGGACGGCGGCCCTGTCCACGCGGCTGGCGGCGGGTACATCAGCGGCCCCGGTGGCCCGCGGTCGGACGCGATCCCGGCGATGCTCTCCAACGGGGAATACGTGATCAACGCCCGCGCGACCCGTGCCAACCGCGGGCTCCTCGACGCCATCAACTCCGGCGGGCTGCCGGGCTTCGCCGACGGCGGTTTCATCAGCGGCGACGACTTCACGGCACTGATCAACGACACACCGCCGCCGATGCGAGGCGGCGGACCGACGACGCTGCACCTGACGCAGAACCTCTCGCTCGCCGGCGCCAACGGCGACGCCGAGATCAGGCGCATCGCCATGCAGAGCGCCGAGCAGGGGGCCCGCGCGGCGGTGGCGCACGTGGAGAGGAATTTCGGGACGATGGCGAAGCAGTACAACAGGCACCGCGGATGACACCCGTCCTGTGGCCGGTGCCCCTGCGGCGTGTGCAGGGCTGGTCGGACGGATACGACCCGCAGGCGGCGTCCGGCGGGCGCCAGGCGCTGTCGGGCCGGCTCGGCAACGTCCATGCGCCGGGCCGCGGCATCTGGCGCCCCTACTATCTGGACGTGCCCGTGTGGACGCGGCCGGCGCGCGAGGCGCTGCTGGTGATGGAGGGCCTCATCCTCGGCCGCGATGCGCCGATCCTGGTGCCCTATCATCACCGCGGCTTCGGCCCCTTCCTGGCCGACCGGGCGACGTCCACCTTCGACGACGGCTCGGCCTACGGGAACGGCTCGCTGATCGCACCGCGCACCGTCGCCCTCGTCCGCCGCGCGGCCGAGGCGGGCGAGGTGATGGTGCGCATTACCAAGACGGACTGCGGCGCGATCCGCGCCGGCCACGCCTTCTCGATCGACGGTCACCTTCACCGCGTCCGCTCCGTCGAAACGCAGAACGCCGGCTGGGCGGAGGTCGAGATCTACCCGGAGCTGCGCGCCGACGTTCTGGTGGACGACTGGGTCGAGTTCGACCGGCCGGTCGTGAAGTCCCGGCTGCTGGATCCGCGCGCGCTGGCGGCCGAGTGGGGCGCGGCCTCCAACGCCATGATCAGCGTCCAGTTCATCGAGGACACCACGCCGTGAGCGTCTACACCCCGGCGCAGGTGGAGGCGATCGAGGATGACAACGTCCTCCCGGCGCGCCTGTGGGAGATCCGGTTCGCGTCCGAGACCTGGCGGGTGTGGAACGGCAACGTCGACCGGGTGTTCGGCGGCCATCGCTGGCAGGGGATGCGCGGCCTCGTCGAAGCGCCGACGACGCCGTTCCCGCGGGACGGGTCGAACGAGACGGTCGAGTTCCTGATCCGCGGCATGCCGGACCGGATCGAGGACATGATGTGGGACCACGAAGAGGAGGTCCACGGGCGGCTCCTCGTCGACCACGTGCAGATGCTGGCGGAGAGGGGCACGCGCGACCACCGGGCGCTGCAGCCGATCGGGCCGATGATCGGCACCATGATCTACGTGATGCGGGGCATCCAGTCGGACGAGGCGGCGGCGACCGAGGACGGCCAGACCGAGCGGACCTACGATCTCTCGATCATGGCCGAGCTCCTCACCGCGGCGCGCAGCGAGGCGAGCTTCGGCCGCTACAGCCCGGCCGACCAGCTGGCCCGATATCCGGGCATCGTCGACGGCATCTTCTCTGACGTGCCCACCATCGCCCGCGGCCAGACCCTGAAGCTCTTCTGATCCCATGACCCTCGCCGACTACATGGCCGAGGCGCGCCGCGCGCCGTTCGGGTACGGCCCCGCGCGCATGCACTGCCTGCGCCTCATCACCGGCGCCGCCGCCGCGCAGACCGGCCGCGACCCGGCCGCCCCCTATGCGGGGCGCGACGTCACCGAAGCCGCGGCCGCCGCGACCTTGGCGGCCGCCGGCGGCATCGTCCGCTTCGCCGCCGGCGCGTTCCGGACGGCCGGGTTCGCCCGGACCCGCGAGGTCCGCGAAGGCGACGTCGCTCTGGTGCGCTTCGCCGGCGAGGTCATCGGCGCCGTCCGCTGGCGCGGCGCCTGGTGGGCCAAGGGCGCCGCCGGCCTGGCGCGCCTCGCCGACGACCAGGTGCGCCTGGTGGTGGCCTGGGCGGTGGTGCGCTGATGGGCGTGGTGATCGCCGCCATCGGTGCCGTCGCGGCCGCGGCCGCCTCGGCCGTCAGCTCGGCGGCGGCCGCGATCGGGGCAGGCGGTCTGCTCGGCGGCCTCGGCGGCAAGCTGCTCGGCATCGCGCTCTCGGTCGGCCTCAACGTCCTCCTGGCGCTCCTCAACCAGCCCAAGGTGGAAACGCCGAGCGACAGCCAGCGCACCAAGCGCGAAGCCGTGGCCCACCGGCGCAAGATCTACGGCCGCGGCCTCTACAGCGGCCAGCTCCTGTCGATGCGGCTGGAGCCCGACTCCGACTTCTTCGAGGACGGCGGCCACCTCTGGTACATGCTGCTGGCGATCCGCGACGGCGAGACGACGGCGATCAACGGTTTCGCGATCGACGGCAAGATGGTCGACGTCGACGAGAACGGCGACGCCGAGAAGCTCGACCGCGACGGCGAGACGATCATCCCGCGCGGCTACGTCACCTTCCGCACCCGGCTCGGCACCGACGATCAGACCGTCTTCACGGAACTGGTGGACCACTTCGGCGACACGGTGGACGAGACCTGGCGCGGCGTCGGCACCACGCTGCTCCTCGCCCTGATCCTGTCGTCGTCGAAGATCTACGAGCGGCTTCCGAACGGGCAGAACACCAACTTCTCGGTCCTCGGCGACTTCGCGAAGGTCTGGGATCCGCGGGACGAGGCCCAGTCCGCCGACGATCGCTCCACATGGACCTATTCGCCGAACGCGGCGCTGGTGATCCTCGACCACCTCAAGGCGCCGGCGACCGAGAACGGCTACGCGATCCCGCTCGACGCGCTCGACGTCGACAGCTTCGCCGCCGCCGCGGACCTCGCCGACATCGTCCGCGCCGCGCCGCGGGAGGGGACGCGCCGGACGTGGGAGCTGCACGGCCCCGTCGACTACAGTCAGCCGCCGTCGAACGCGCTGAGCCAGATGCTCGCGGCCTGCGACGGCAAGCTGGTGCCCTCGGCCGCGGGCAAGATCGGCCTGCTGCTCGGCGGCTGGATCGAGCCGGCCGTGACGCTGACCGGGGACGCCATCGTGTCGCTCCGCCAGACGCGCGGTGGCTACCTGGGCGACCAGGGGACGGTGATCAAGTCGCGCTACCTCTCGCCGGAGCACGGCTGGATCGAGCAGGACGCGATCGAATACGTGCACCCGGCGGCCGCCACGCGCGGCCGGGCGGTGAAGTCGATCGACACGCTCTGGTCGGCGAACCACGGCCAGACACGGCACGTGATGAAGATCCAGGCCGCGCGGATGAACAGCCCCGTCCAGCTGGTGGTGGAGACCAAGAAACAGGGCCTGCTCCTCGTCGGCGAGCGGTTCGTGCGCATCCGCTACCGGCGGATCGACACCACCTTCGAGATCACCACCGACATGGAGCCGGTGATCGACCAGGCCGGCTATCTCACCGGCTTCCGTTTCGGGTGCGTGGCGATGACGGCGGCCGACTTCGCCTACGACGAGGCGGTCGACGGCGTGGAGCCGCCGCCCGTCCCGCCCGAAGACGACGAGGCGAGCCTGATCCCGGGCGCGCCGACGCTGGACGTCGTCATGCGTGCCGAGACGGGCCCGGTGGGCGAGGTGCTCGCCGTGGTCGCCGCAGTCACGATCGAGGACAGCAGCGCCACCTACTACCACCGGGTCGAGTATCGCGAGACCGGCGCCACCGGGCCGTGGACGGCCGTCGACCTCGACGTCGGCACGCTCGCCGTCGACATCGGCGGCCTCATCGACGGACGCGACTACGATTTTCGGGCGCGGGCGCGCAGCGCGTCCGGCGACAGCGGGTGGAGCGACGTCGTCGTCCGCACCGTCACGTACGACACGGCGCCGCCCGGCGTGCCGCGCAACGTCTCCGCGGTCGGCGGTGCCGGCGAGGTGGACCTCTCCTGGCGTGGCCCGGCCTCCGACAACGTCGTCTACGTCGCCGTCTACCGCGGCCCGTCCGCGAGCTTCGGCGCGGCGACGCTGGTCGACCGCGTCGGCACGCTGCGCAGCGCGTCGGAGACCTTCGTCGACGGGCCGCTGGCGGCCGGCACCTACCACTACTTCCTCACCGCCGGGAACGGCTCGGCCGTCGAGAGCGCGCCCGTCGCGACCGGCGGCGTCACCGTGACCGCCTGATCCATCCACCGACTGGAGAAGATGATGACACGCAACCCGAACGATCGGCAGCAACAGATCCCTGAAGAAAGGATGATCGGCGACGCGCTGGCAGAAGTGGAGCATCTCGGGGCTCATCCGCTGCTCACCGAAGCTGCGCAGCACCTGATCGAAGCCCGGCGACAGCTGGCGGCCTGGCACGACGCCGGACGCCCCGGCGACACCACGCGAAAGTAGGGCCATGACCGATTTCCGGATCGTGAATCATCGCCTCGAAGGCGTGGCCTATGCGCAGACCCCGAACCGCTCCGGAGGGACGATCACGCCGGGACTGATCGTCGTGCACGACACGGCGGGGTCGAGCTTCGAGAGTTCGCGGACGTGGATGCTGAACCCGGCTGCGAAGGCCGCTGCGCACCTCCTCGTCGGCCGCGGCGGCGAGGTCGTACAGCTGGGCGCGTTCAATCAGAAGGTCTGGCACGCCGGCGCGTCGAGCTGGAAGGGGCGCCAGTACTGCAACGGCTTCGCGATCGGGATCGAGTTCGACAATCCCGGCATCCTCGACCGCTCGGGCCGGGCCTGGTTCGGCCGGACTTATCCCGACGCCGTGCCGTGCCGGTCCGAATATCACGGCGACGTCATGGCGCTTCCCTATACGGAAGAGCAGCTGGAAGTCGGCGCGGCGCTGGTGCTGGCGATCGCCCGCAAGTACGGGATCGGCGACCTCGCCGCCCACTGGGAAATCAGCCCCGGGCGTAAGACCGACACGACGCCGCTCTTCCCGCTGGAGACGTTCAAGGCGCTGGTGGCCGGCCGCGCCGATCCGGAGCCCGTCGCCGGGGCGCCCGGCGCCGATGCGCTGGTCCGCGTCGACGGCCTCAACCTGCGCCGCTGGCCGTCCAACGCCGAGAACGTCGTCGCGGTGCTCCGCCGCGGCGAGCCGCTGACCATCGTCCGCTCCGGCGTCTACGCGTCCGGCTTCCCGGAGGCGCGGTGGCACCTCGTCCAGGCGCCCTCGGCGCCCGAGCCGGGGTGGGTCCACTCCGCCTACGTCGACCTCGTCTGACCCGCCGCGCCGCGGCAGGCGCCGGCGGCATCTCCAACCCCATGGGTGACCTCATGTCTCGAACGCTTCTCCTGGCGGGCGCGCTGGCGCTCGTCCTGACCTTCCTGGCGCCGGCACTGCCGGTGCTCGCCAACCTGGCCGAGCCGCCGCTCCACGCGGCCGTCGAAATCCCGATCGGGGAGGTGATCCTCTGGCTGGGGGGCCTCGTCGTCGCGGTCGCGGCGGTCGGCTTCGTCGCCGTCGGCGGCTTCGTCAAACGCCAGCTCCAGCCCGTCGTCGGTGAGGAGCTGGCCGCCAAGGCCGCCGCGGTCGTGGTGGCGGGGCTGGAGAAGGCCGCGGACTACGCGCTCGCGGACCTCGGCGGCCGGATCGGCGACCGGAAGCTGACCATCGACAGCGCGCCGGTGGCCGCCGCCGCAGCCTACGCCAGGCGCCATTTCCCGGACGCGCTCGACTTCCTCGACAAGGACGAGCGCAAGGTGCGCGAGATGGTGATCCCGCGCCTGGTCGCGCGCCAGCGGGCCGAGCGGATCGGCCTCGTCGAACTGGCGGATCTCCCCCAGCCGCTCGTCGAGGTGGAGCGATGAACTTCCGGCGCCGCCTCCATCGCACCCTCGGGACACGGGCGCCGCTTTGCGGCGTCCTCATGCCGTCGGGCCCGGCGTCATGCTGATCGTCCGGCGCATGGCGCACGGGGTCCGTGCGCATTTCCAGGTCCGCGTGACGGAGTGGGCGATGGTCTACCCGACGCTCGGCATGAGCCTCGCGCTCATGGTGCAGCCCGACATGTTCGAGACGTCGCCCTCGTTCGCCGAGCTCGGCCGGTGGGCCTCCGAGGGGGCGGCCTCGTGCATCGCGATGCTGTGCGCGCTCGTGCGGTTCGCGGCGCTGGTGGTCAACGGGACGTTCCGCAGCTTCCCTTACTCGCCGCATCTGCGCGCCACGGCCTCTCTCATCGGCGCGGCGTTCTGGTGGCAGGTGGCCTTGGGATTCGCGCTCGCCGCCATCGAGGGGCAGGGCGCCTGGTCCGCCGTCGTCGCCTATTCCACGCTGCTCATCCTGGAGGCGGTCAACATCTCCCGGTCCTTCGCCGACATCTCCCGCGGAAGACGATGAATGACCGAGTGGCTGCAGGCGCACCTGAACGAGATCCTGAACGGTGTCATGGTCGTCGCCCTCGCCGCGCTGGCGTGGGTGGGCCGGCGCTTCGGCGGCAAGTCGGCCGTGCCGCATGACGGCGAGGCGCTGGAGATCGCCGGCGCCATCATTGATCGCGCTCAGGCCGAACGGTTGGAGCACTTCTTCGACGCGAATGCCAGGCAGACCAGCCGCCTCGCCGATCTGATCGAGAAGAAGACCGCCGCTCAGCAGGAAAACACGCGGGTCGTCGAGCAGCTGTCTCGCGACCTCCGCGACCTCACCCAAGAAATCATCCGGTCGGGCAAATAGCCCCCGCGTCACCCCCCACCATCTGAGAGGACGCCATGGCGTTTCCGAACCTGCGCGACCTGGCGCGGTCGATCTACGGCACCCTGACCACCGGCGCGACCGAGATCCACACCCCGGACATCCCCGAGCAGCTGTGGGCCGGCGCCGAGCGCCGCTTCCAGGGCCTCGAGGCGCGCTCCGCCGGCGTCGGCCTCGCCACCACCACCTGGTCTCAGCTCAATGCGATCGATCCGGGGACCAACCGCCAGGTCGCCTCGGTCGTCGGCCCGGACGCCGGCACGCACTACGACGCGGTCGAGGACGGCCAGGTGCCCAACGTCGGCACCTACTCGTGGAATGTGGCGCAGGACCGTTGGGAGCGGGTCGGCGACTATCCGGCGATCGACCTCGCGGCCCTCGACCTCGACGAGGTGAGCAACGCCGCGCTGGCCGCCAAGCTCAACGTGTCCGCCACCACCACGTACAGCCGCACGCTGCTGGACGACACGACCGCGAGCGCGGCCCGCGCGACCCTCGGCGCCACCACGACCGGCGCTGCGCTGTTTACGGCGCCCGACGCTCCGGCGGCGTGCGCGGCTCTCGGCGCGACGACCACCGGCTCGGCGCTCATCACGGCAGCGGATGCGGCGGCGGGCCGGTCGGCAATCGACGCCCAGCGCAAGGACCGCGTCCACGCGAACACCACGCTGGCGTCCACGACCAACCTTGCTCCGGCCGCAGGGGCTTTCGTCAGTCTCACCGGCACGGCTACGGTGACGAGCTGGGGGACCGCAGCGACAACTGGCGACTCTGTGGAGGTCCGCTTCCTCTCCGCCGGGACGACCCTCGTCTATAACGCCACGTCGATGATCCTCCCGACCTTGGCCAACATCGTCACCCAGGCCGGTGATCGGGCCGAGTTCCGCTGCCTCGACGGCGCCGCCGGAAACTGGCTCTGCGTCTGGTACGAGCGGGCCAACGGCAAGACGGTTGCCCTCGACGCCGTCTACGCCGCCTCCACCATCGCCAGCGCCTCCACGATCGACATCGGCGCGGTCCTGGCCGAGTCGCTGACCGTCACCGGCACCACGACGATCACGAGCCTCGGCACCGCGCCTGCGGGCGTCAAGCGGTCGCTGGAATTTGCGGGCGCGCTGACGCTGACCCACAACGCTACGTCGCTCATCCTGCCGGGCGGCGCCTCCATCGTCACCGCCGCCGGGGATACCGCGCAATTCCGCTCGCTCGGGTCGGGCAACTGGCGGTGCACCGGATACACGCGGGCGAGCGGAAAAGCTATTGTCGGGGCGACCACGACAGGAGAGCTGGGCGACGTCACGCCGATCGGGCAGGCCGTTGTGACCGCTGCCGACGCTGCGTCGGTCGTTGAGGCGATCCGCGAGGCGATCAATCCGCACGTCACCGTCGATCCCCTTTTTGCCGGCGACGACGAGGGTGTCGACGCGGTGTTCCGCCGTCCCGGTCCTTACCGCCTCCAGGTGCTTAGAAACGGTGTGCAAAGGTCGTACTCCGTCCAAGACCTCATCGCCTGCACGACCAACACTCCGACGCAGGTCATCGACGAGGCCGGGGCCCGTGTTTACGCGCCACACAATATCTACCCCACGAGTGAGACGATCAGCGGCCTGATGTCGCTCTCTGTCGTCGCAGGAGCGCAGTATACCGTCAGCGTCCGAGGGGGTGGGGCGGTAAACGTCCAAGACGCCTCATACGCCGACCTCGGCATCGCGACAGCGGGGAGCCCGGCGACCGTGACCTCGCCCGACTCGACGTTGCGTTTTCGGATTTGGGGCCCAGTCGCAGAGGTCGAGGCGCTCCAGGTCAACTACGGCCCGGCCGCGACGGAGTACGTCCGCACGACCGGTGCAGCGAAATTTCTACCGCCCGTCTCGCGGCATCCTGAGACCGGCGAGATGTGCCTCCTGTCGGAGCCCGCGCGGACGAATTACTATTTGCAGAGCGAGGCGCCTGCAACGCAGTCGATCTCGCTCGCGGCCGGAACTTACACGCTGTGGGTCGAGGGCAGCGGATCGGCCGCGCTTTCCGGCGGCCCGACCGGCACCGCGACCGCAGGCTCACCCGTCACTTTTGTGCTCGGCTCGACGACCTCCGTGACGGTGACATGCAGCGGCACACTGAGCCACGTGCAGATCGAAAACGGCCCTAACGCGACCTCGGCTATTACGACGTACTCGTCATCACGCAGCCGGTCCGCGAGCAATCTCGCCATCGACCTCACCGACGACCGGATGCCTGGCGCGGCGATGTATGCAGATTGGGCTTGGCATTTCGACGCCTATCTGCCGGACGACATCAGCACGTCGGACCGATGGCTCTACAACTTTGGGACATCGATTGCTGACTACTTCGCGGCGCGCGTCGAAGGTGGAGCGATGAGCGTCCGATATAGGCGCAGCAGTGTGGATGTGCATTTTACACCTACCCGTGGGTCCATCACTGCGGGCGGACGAGTGCAGCTCACGACCAAGGTCAAGGCGGAGCAACTCCTCATCAGTCACGACGGGACACTGCTCGGCAACAGCCAAGTGCGAGTTGGTGCCGCAGTGACAGCGTTCGCGCCGACTACCGTCCAGCTCGGGCAGCGGTTTGGCAGTCATCCCAATGGCCAGCTCCATATCCGAGAGCTGGCGATCACGCCCGGCGCGCATGTCACTCCTGAGACCGTCTCATATCGCTGGTACGAGCACGAGATGGACCCCAGGCACTTCCATGTTTTTGTCGTCATGGGTCAGAGCAATGCCTATATGGGAGGTTTCGACGACGCGGGCCTGAATTACGCGGCGGCGACCTTCGAGGGCGGACCTCGCGTGTGGGCGATGGCGCGGGACGGAAGCTTGACCGAGGGCAACGATCCACTCCCGCACCCGGTCGACAACGGGCGCACAAATATTGTCGGCTTTGCCGTCACGATGGCTCGGGATCACTATATCCCATGGCAGCGCGCACCGCGCAGGCACGTCCTCCTGCTGCCGCTGGCGGTCGCCGACACTGGATTTTCCGACAACCGCTGGAACGAGGATGACGACCTCTTCGTGATCGCGGCCAACGCGATCGGCCTTGCTCTCCACAAGTTCCCCAATGCAGAGGTCAAAGCCTGCCTGTGGATGCAGGGTGAAAAGGAGGCCATCGCCGGTTGGGCGGAGGCGGCCTACGCGGCTGCGCTTGATGCCATGATCGAGGCATTCAGAGGCCGTCTAGGAGATGATCTGCCCTTCGTCGTCGGTGGCATGCGGCCGGGGTGGGTAGCCGCCAACGCCGCGCGTCAGCCCGTGCAGGATGCGCTGGAGGCAACGCCGACCCGGGTGGCAGGGACAGCCTATGCTGACCCGACATCTCCGAGCATCATCGGCGGAGGATCAGCGGCCGTGCATTATACCATCCTGGAGCACGTGCAGTTTGCAGAGAGGTGGCAGACAGCGTTTGAAACGCTGTAGCCATCCGCGATCTCGCGCCACGGCTCCACGTTCACTGGTCAGGCACGCGTTGCAGGCGGCGGGCGTCGGATGACCCGTGGAGCCTGATGCGCTCGAGGCGATCGCTGCTCTTGAGGTCAGCTCCAGGTTCCTCGTTCAGACGGCCCCAAAAAGCCGAATGATTTCAATGGGGATCAAAAGACGATCGGATAGGGGGTGGCCGGAATAGGTTGTTGAAATCATAAGCGAAAATCACCGCCGCCCCAGCCTTCCAAGCAGCCGCCCTCTATGCTTTGATGCAGGAGCGGTACGGGATGCAATCCTGACGGTCACCTCCGCTGCGGCTCAAGCTGATCGCCACATCCCGCCCGCCGCGCTCGCACCGGAGCGGCAGGCGGTTGCGCTGGCCGACTATGACCACGACGGCTTCCTGATCCCCGCTGGGTTCGTCTGGAACGGCCCGAGCCTCGGCCGGGCCGCGCCTGGCAGGC